AGCTTGATACCATATTCCTGCTCCTAAAGAATAGCCAGACGTAGCATATTTAAAAAAGTACCTCTGGCACTTCTCTAACGTCCTCTCAAAAGGCTCATGCTCAAACTCTGTTGGGTTCTGCCCTACTTCTAATTGAACACCTGTGATGAAGAAGGTTCTGTCTGTGCTGTCAAAGAATGAAGATATACCTACGGCTCTATTAGCATTTGTACTAGATGCAAAGGTTTGGTTAAGTGTGCCACTTGTAAAAGTACTTCCTGCGTGGAGAAATATCGCTAAGTCTAAACTTGTTCCATTATCATCAGCAAATGCTCCTGTGGTGTCCTTATCAAAGGTAAGCTCCACTCTTGTCCAGTCTGTTGTAACATTAAAAAGTTTAGAAGCTTGTCTCGTATTATCCCTATCAAAGAGTTCACAGGCATAAGTAGCACTAGCATTACCCTTTACATAAAACGACACAGCAAATGGTTTAGCATCTGATGTGCCTTTTGCAAACGCTTGTAGGTTTTGTCCTTCAATTCTTTGCATTATTAAAGCAGCTTCTCCTGCTGCTATAGATGTATCTGCTGTTGTACACGCAAGTTTCATACTGTTTGCAAATCCACTAGGAGCAGAACTATCTTGAGTCATAGTCAAACGCCCTGCTGTTGAACCAACATTAAAGAACCATCTATCACAAGTAAAATATCCAGTTGATGCACCAATACCTGTTGCTGACGTTGCCCTCTGTGCAACCTGCATCGCACCATTAATGATGACATTCCTGTTTACTCCACCACCACCTGCGTTGATGTTGCCTATTAAGCTGGCCAGCTCTGCTGCTTTGCTCATGATGGCTCCTCTGGAAATGTAATTGAAGACATATCAATTGGTGCGGATGATGATGTAATTACCTGATTAATAAAGTCTGAGCTTGCGGTTGATGGTAAATCTCTTAACGCTTGCCTATATGTTTTCCACTCAGCATCATTTGATAAAGTAACATCTCTGCTTTGTGTCCAATCACTTTTTAATAAAAGTTCGTCTCTTTTTTTTCTAAGTTTTTTCATTGCTATTGATTCTTGTTCTTCTACCATTATGATGACCTCAATCCATAAACTGCTATATGTGTTCCTTTTGCTTCACCAGATGCGGATGTTAAAATAGCAAACCCTGTATAATGATAAGGGTTTTGAGATGAGTTAAGTCGAATCATAGAATCTTGCATTTCGTATTCAGATCCTGATATTGAAAACCCAACCATTGATCCACGTACTATAGGATTATATACATCTGTATTACCGTTTGCATAATATCTTTGTGTACTTACCCCACCTAAAGTAGTAGGACCTAATGACCCACCAAATATTTCAAATTCTCCGTGTATACCACCATTGGCTCCATTTGTTTCGCCACCAACAGTTGTCCAAAGTACTCCTTGTGCAGCGGCATTACCATAATAACGACTATTAGTATCAGTATCCCCAAACCTCCTTACAACATACCTATAAGAACTTCCACTTACTTGAGTATTAGTTCCTGTCATAAAACGTAAAGATACATTTTGTCCAGAATTACCTGAGTTCAAAAACCAACCTATTATTACTTTGTAGGAAATGTAATCACTAGAAAATACATTTTGAAATTCAATGGCACTTCCTCCTGCATGTTGGTTGTGAGATGTACTCATTTTTGATTGTATTAATTCATAACCACCATTTGACTTTAACGTATTATTAACAGTTACATTTCCACTAGTATCCAAAGACAAAGCAGTATTAGAATTAGTTGCGTCTTGTATAGTATTTACTTTTAGTATTGAGGCCATTATTGTGCTACCTCCATCAATGTAAAATTAGTTAGGTTATTTCCACTATTGTCATTAAAATATAAAGTGCCAGCACTTACTTTTACTGAGCAAAAATATACAACAGCACTTGTTGTGCTAGGTGAGTCAAGAAACGTATAGGTAGTAGTACCCCAAGTTTTTTGATAAATTGTAGTTATTCCATTACTAGCACCACTTATGTTTTGTGTCGTAGTTCCTCCAGTAGTTCTACCAAAATCCATATAAGCCGCAGTAGTACCAGTAATTTCTGTATTTGTTACTGCAATCATAAAAATTTTAGATGTACTAAATTTAGGCGTAATACTTAGAGTGTCTCCTAGTTGCGTAAAACTTGTTGACGTAGTTGTTGCTCTATCATCTGACACTCTACCATTTACAACTTGCACAATAGAACCAGGAATATTAATATTACCACTGCTATTAATCGTCATAGCACTCGTACCACCGGAGTGCTTGATCGCATCTACATGAAGTTCACTTGCCATTACTGTGCTACCTCCATTACTCCCACCCATCTGTTTACTGCATCATTGAATTGAGAGTTGTTTCCACTAGTGTTAGATTTAACATACAGTGAAAAAGTAGTTGAGTTGGTATTATTCGCAGGGTCTTCAGCATAAATGTAAGGAATAAATGCTCCTAATTGTCCTGTGTTTACTTGGACATATCCTCCTCCATTAGCTTGATTGTGTTCACTTATGACTGAACCATCTCTATAGAAAGCAAAGAAAGTTGATGGATAGGCATTAGTATTAACATATACATGAGCTACAGCGTGAATAATTAAAGTGCTTGTCGCAAACTTAGGTGTAATCGTAACATCTAAAACACTATTTAACTTTGCATAACTTGTGCTAGTAACTATTCCTGAGTTAGATGTAGTTCTTGACCTTTGATATTGTATAACAGTGCCACTAGGCATCTGCACAGTATTTGCCGTAGTCTTCCCCTCAATCTTATCTACTAATAATCTACTTGTCATTATACCACCGTCCACACGCCATTGACTGTTACAGTCGCGTTATTAAGAGTAATAGGTCCTGCTGACATACCATTGCTACCGGATGGTATTGTTATATCTGCAGTAATGCTATTACCATTTGTTCTAATTATTGAGTTGTTACCTAAAAACGGGTATCTATCATCTGATTCTTCTTTAGTATAGCTATTAGCTATTGTAAAAGCATCATAAGCTATAATCTCTACAACGTCACTAGCTGACGCTCCTGTAGTCAATATAACTGTAGTACCTGAAGTAGCTTGATAGTCTGTTACAGGTTTAAGTAATACTCCGTTTTGGTATACATCTACGTACTCTCCATCAGTATAAGCTAACGTAAGAGAGTTTGCATCTGATCCACTAAAGCTTGTCTGACCAGCTGTTGCTTGATAAACAAACCTATTCCTAACGCCTTGGTTAGGTGCTTTTCCTATGTAGGGCATTTATCAACCTCCCTTTTTAGAAGCTTCTAATTCAGCATCCCAAGCATCTAGTTGCTCTTCTGTAAATGGTGTCTTGAAATCTTTTTCAATATCGTACCAGACACTAATCATATCTTTTGTAATTCCTTCTGGTAAAACTGCATTCTTAGTTGGGAAAGCCCACTCACCTTTTTCATCTCTTACAAGAGGAAAAGCTGGATATTTAAAATAAACAATATCGTAATATGAATTTTTTCTAGCCATGTTATGTACTCATCTTTGTTAATCTGACGTATGTCCAAGAGTTGACGTAACCTCTATTCCAATAAGTAGCATATAGTTGAACGCCAGCAACTCCGTAATATGCTGTATTGTAATCTCCACCATAGCCTCTTAACTGATGAAAATAATTTCCTCCAGTTGTTGTGACCTCTTGCTGGTAATGATTGGATATTCTATATTGGCTGTTTCCGTATCCGCTGTTTCCTAGTCCACCTCTTACAGCACCAGCTCCCATATCCATCCAAATATAATTAGTTCCACCATCAAGACTAAATCCAGCATTTGTTCTGAAATAATCAATATGTGAGTATTGGGAGGTTTCAGCATAAAAATCAGCTATGTACGTTCCAGCTGGAACATTAATACCACTATCAACAGCAGTATTATAACTCCAAGTCCAAGCACTAAAAGAGCTTATAGTTCCGCTACCTATAGAAGAAGACGAAATATTTTGAATAGAAGCTCCTGTTATTCTTGCAGATGAACCTAAAGCAACATTAGAATTAAAAGTTTTAACTCCAGTAAATGTTTGTGTACCATTTAAAGTAGCAATGTTATTTGATAACTTATCATCACCAATAGAGTCTACACCACCTGTTCTAACTTTTGTTAAAGGCATTTAATCCTCCTATGGTTTAGTAGGCCAAGTCACATTCTTCAATGTTATACCGTCACTATCGAAAGCTGCGTCTTTGCCGTTTGCATGAGCAGGCAAGTCACGTAATGCTTGTCTGTAAGTTTTCATATCTGCAGATAAAGTTACGTCTGACAGAGCTAAATAGTCTGTCTCAGCTAACTTAGCGTTTCGTTGCCTACGAAGCTCTGCCATTGGAGCAGCTGCTATAAGTGCTGCCTTTTTATCTGATACTGCTTTCCAAGTAGTACCAAAGTCACTAGGATTAGAACTCTCAATGGCTGAACCATTAGAATCTGCTCCTGTTACTTTTCGAAACATTGAGTTAAACTCTGCTTCAGTTGTAGGTTCTCCTCTGAGTACCCATTCGTTAATGCCTAATTCTGATAAGGCTGTTGCTATTGTTGTCATTGTGCTACCTCCATTAAGTGCCCCATTGAAAAATTACTACTATTTTGCATTCTTATATCATTGGAATTATCTGTTCTCATGCTTCCATACTGAATATCATAAGTACAAGCTGATGTAGTATTTGGACTGTCTACTGCAAATATGGGCATTCTATCATGCCTTTCATCATGCCCAGTGTTTGCAGTTCCATCATAAAAATAGTATTCATATCTATTTTGAGGGTCATAAACGACTGATGCCGTTCCTCCAATAGTTCTCATAATCTTAAAGCCTATTCCATGATCATGAACACCACTTAGTCTAAATTGCTGGAAAGCTGTAACATAAATTTTACTAGAAGCAAATTTAGGAGTAATAGTTCCAGATAATCCAGTATTAGTAAAAGTTGAAGTATTTGTACTTACTTGTGTATTGGCAGAAAAATTAACTGTTTGTATAATAACCCCTGCAGGCATAGCCACTGATCCTGCTGTTGTCTTACCTTGTATGGTATCTACTGATAGTGTACTCATTTAGCAATCTCCATAACAGAAAAACTAATACGACTAACTCCATCATTATGAGAAGCAGTATTATTAAAGACTGATTCAAAAACCACGGTATCTCCAATGCTTCCTGTTGTTGTATCTTGAAATTCAACAAAAATTCTTACAGTTCTATCATTATCTGTGCAGTATGTAACAACATCAGAGCCAGAATTTAATCTATAACCTACTTTGAACTCTCCAGTAGTTCCTCCCCTATTTACAGAACACCCTACTTTAATTAAGAAAAAAGAGTCTGCTTGTTTTCTTGTAAAAGTTAAAGAAGCCGTTCCTCTAGTTGTTCCGTTGTTTACATTGAAACTTGCTGTAGAATTAGTTATTCCATAGTCACTTGGATCATCATAGTGAACTTGAACAACATACTTACCAACACTATCTGCTGTCTGTCCTCGTAAGTTGTCTACTCTTAATGTACTCATTGTTTATCC